AACTAAGTCATGGAACTTCGTAGAAGTTCGCTGACGTCCGTACTCACCTAAGGAAAGTTTTAAAAATTTTTTTATGATCTGAATTTATGAAAAATAAAAAGACTTATTAGAAATCAGATAAGCAACTAATAATTTACACATAGCAAAAAAACTCTCTGATGAATCAGAGAGTTTTTAAATCCGTTTCTTCGCTTTTTATTTTGCGATTGGGTAAACAGAAACTTGTTTAATGACCACTATCTAACATTTTTAGAAATAGGCTTAAAAGTCTTATTAATTCAAGGTTTACATGACGAAATAGTTATAAAAAAATGTAATGTTTATAAAATGTGGGTATCATTTTGGGTATCAATCACACTGAAAAATTTATAGGAAAAGATCTTTTATTTTTTTAAAAAAGTTAATAAAATCTCTTGACTTTATGCAACTTTAGTTGTATAATTAATACATAAGGTTAAGGAGGAAACCTTAGACAAGGAAACTAAAGAAAGGAAAAATAAATGTTAAGGCGAAGAAAAAAGCCAATCAAAGCTAAGACGAATAAGCTAGTGGTCAAAATAAACTTGTTCATTATTAGCATTGAGTGGCACATCGAATTCGGATAGTGAACGATCACTATCCGCCCCTTGTGGGGGCTTGCTTTAATTATAACAGGTATCGTGATGAAAGTAAAATTTAAAGTAAGAAAAACCACAGCTAGTGAAAAACTTGAGTTTGTTTTAGGTTTTTTGTTGATCATAATAATCATTTGGTTTTTTGCGAGGTAAATATGTTAGTTGATATCAATGCTATTAAATGGCTACTAGAAAATGCCACAGCCTATTCTATTAGTAAAAATTGTGGATTATCCACCCAAGCTGTAGACAAATATAAGAACGGCATCTCTGATATTATGAATATGCGTTTGAAACACGCAATTAAAATGACAGAATACGCCAATCAGTTTAAAAAAGAAAAGTGATACTTATACAAGCATCACTTTTTTGATACAAAAATACTTATTTATACCAAAATTTTATTATGATTGCCGTTATAACGGACAAAATAAAAAATGTCTGTTTTAACGGCAAACAAAAAAGCCCCTCCAAAACGGAGGGGTTGATTTATGAATTTAGAAAAATAATTCCTTTCTTTTTAATTAAGAAAATGACCCGAAGTCTGTAATTCGTTGACCATTCTCTGATTGACCGACTGCCACATAACGACGATTTCCAGACGCTCCGATGTACGTGATCCAGATATATCCATCGTTATCTAACCAACCGTCGTAGTTGATTTCTTGGCCAGCAGTATAGACTGCTACAATTTCACCAGCAAGCCCTGCAGAAGCCCGTACATTGAGCGCAGATACTTCCACGGTAAATGTTCCAGCCTCCTCATTAAAGGCGCTAGAATTGACTGTGAGAGGCTCAGCTGGAGCAATAGGTGTTACTTCTGCTGGCTGATCATCTACATGGAAGTAAAACCAACCTACAATACCGTCAAAATTGCGAGTGTTGTAGCGTGCTGGGCCACCGACATATAAGCTATCAGCGTTGCCGTCAATATTCTGCTCAATGGTTCGCATGGTGTAGCCGTCTGAGTCTTCAATAACTAGCCCAGTGTGTCCATATGGATGTCCTGCAATGTAAGTCGTATCTTGGACGAATGCTGCACCAGCACGAGGAGCAGACGATACATCACCTACGACATTTTCGACAACCTCAAAACCAGCATCTCTTGCTGAGTTGAGTAGGTCAATAGCATTTCCCCAAAGTGATTTACCGAAAAAAGTAATGGATAAATCATTTACTTCGTCTACGCATTGTGTTCCGTAACAACCGTCAGCATCAGCACCAACTCCAGCGTCAGCATTTGCTTTCACATGATTGATTAAGTCAATAGTTCTTACCATATTGTTTCTCCTTTAATTCAAAAGCGACTACCCAGAAATAGATAGTCGCTAGCAAAAATATACTAATCTTCGTGAGGTTCTTCATAACCAAGCGCACGAGTTGAGTCGCCCAATCCTACTGTTGTAGGGTCATTGACGATTCCAATCAAGACAAGGAATGCGAAGAGCACATTGATAAATACCAAGATTTTATCAATGGTTTCACCAAATTCTAGCTTGATCCCAAAGATGTTTGCAAAGGCTTGAAATAGCAATGCAAGAGCTGGCACTACTGCCAACCAAAAATTTTTATTTTTTAAACGTACAGACCAATTAATTTTATTCATTTTACTTCCTCACTTCTAAGTTTACATATTTGTTGTATAGAGCGTCAATGTAGCCATTTCCACCCAAATTTTTATAACTTTTGTGCATCTTGTGAATGATATCGCTCTCGTGTACTGTTGTGTATCCACGGTCAATAGCTGTTGAGATGTCACGCTCTAGCCTCAAATACATCGTGACCAGATGCGCTTCATCATGTACTGCCAGCTTCTCATTCACTTCATCAATTTTCCTGTTATTATCCTTGCCCACTGCTTGGACGGTCTCAACTGATTTCTGGATTGTGCCTAGTTCTTCTTTTAACTCATTAAACTGCTCTTTGTTTAAGTTAGCAGATTTACTGGCTTTCATGCCAAACCAGCCAGTAGCAATCACACCAAAGGTAGGGGCGAGGTGTGCGATTAGATCAGAGAATGTCACTCAATCACCAACCTTCCCACTAGACACCAGGTTGTGCCACCGGCTGAGTTTCAAGGTCACCAGAAGGTTTTGCTTTATTTTCTTCTTTTGGTACCTCCCAATTATAGATTGCAAGTTTTCCATTTTGAAGAAGAGGACCTTTGAGGTCTTTGATAGTTTCCCCATTGTAGGTAAAGTCATAGTTGACTTGCACAAGCACCCGCTTCCCTTCGCTAAATTGTTCGGTATGGTCAGGATCCACGAGCGTGAAGATATCATGCTGTTTGTAGGTTTTACCTACTTGAGCGCCTTCTACAAGCTCAAGCGCTCGCTTGTAGAGTGTTGGATCAAGTGGGTTGTCTTGGTTTGTCACAGCCACGAGAACAGCCCAATCCGCAAGAGCTTTGTTGTTTTGGATTTGAGCATCTTTCTTCTCGTTCTCAACTGTAAGCTCCTGGATCTTCTGAATAGCTACCTTGTTAGCTTCGACAGATTTGTCAAGCTCTTTTTTCAGTGCAATAATTGCACCAGATGGATCCAATTCCATCCGGACGATGTTCAGAACCGCTTCAACCAGCGTAGCATCGTTTTCAGCCATTCGATTATTTGGCAAAGTCTCTTCAAATACTCGATATGGAGAGTCTTGTTTGATTGCTACCTTGGTTGTGTTAGTCACTGCGTCAAATAATTTAAAATGTAATTTGTAATCCATTATTCAGTTACCTCTTTTTTATTTTTGATTTCGTTAAAGAGATCCATCAAATCCTTGTCTGATTCGAGGACGGAGAGCAATTCATTGTATTGCTCTTGAGCCTCTTCGAAATAGGCCTTGTAATTGGCGCATTCAATTGATTTGTTTGCGAGTTGAACCCCTAAGTTATTGATAATTTTGTCTTGTGTGTTCATCTTTTTCCTTTCTAAATATTTGTCCGATATTGACTCGGCCAACCTAGATCGTTTTGTTTAAAATGGTTAATGATCTGTTGGAAGTTATAGTCGATGTTGTTAAAAAGATTAACTAAAGATTTATCTCTAATATATACATCTAAGAGGCCACTGATATCTCTCGTCCTAATATCTATCGACACGCCTTTTAAATTCTCTTGACCGCTCAACAAAAAGTCCATTGTTTGCCCGTAAAATGTAATAGCTGATGCTATTTTCCCGTTACTTCTGCCGTTCCAAATTTGGATACCAGCTGACGTGTGATCCATTGCCTGCACACCATTACGATTGCTCAGCAAAGCCGTATAAGACCCGTCTACGTCACCAATTCGACCAGCCCCAAATACAAGATACTGTAACGGTCTTCCGGGAAATTTATTTTTGATACCAACACCTTGACCATTCGTTTCGATCCATCCAGTCTCCAATCCGAAACCGGTTTCCCCTCTCGGGGG